TGCCACAGCAATAATGCCGTAGAAAAAGTTAGTTTGAGTCATTTTGATTCCTCGTGATTAAGTGATTTTAATACTACGAGGCTGCTTCTCTTTAGGGATTTCTAGCTTCAGATTTACTGCGAGAATACCATCCGTAAGAGAGGCTCCAGTTACTTCGACATACTCTGAGAGACGGAACTGACGTTTGAAGTTACGGGTGGAAATACCACGATGAATAACTTCTCGTCCTTTACTCTCATACTCACCTGTGATAGTGAGAGAACGTTCCTTCTGTTCTACATGGATATGGTCTTGAGTGAATCCTGCAACAGCAACTTCAATAGTGAACTCGTCATCCGACTCTTTAATAATATTATGAGGTGGATAGTGGTCATTAGCGTGTTTTGTTGCATACTCTAGTTCGTTGAACAAGTGGTCAAAACCAATGAATGCAGATTTAGGGAATAGTTGTTTACCTACTTTTAAATTAGTCATGTCTGTTATCTCCTATTTAATTAGCAAGACATATAAGAAGACCCGTTATCGGCATCTTCATTACTATATATAAGAACTCCGTCCCTGAATGTCAAGGGGTATTCTTAAATAAATGTTGAGGGGTCGCAATCAGGGTCACTCTCAAATCCAAATGAGAAGGTGACTCGTGATGTTCTAGGTTCGAGTTGATGCCAAGTTCCTCTTGGTATCCACACCGCATCGCCTGGTTGCATGACACGAATCTCATCTTTCGCAGTGGGTTTCTCATCATACCCGATTGTAATCTTACAGTCGTTGATAACCTGTATCAGAAAAACATCCATACTATCCTTGTGACGAGGGTATGACCCAGAGTATTGACCAAACCCACAGAATGCGATATTGGTAATCTGTGGTGCGCCCTTTTCGTATTCTTCTTTTTTGGGTGCTTTGGGTATAATAAAGTTTTCTAATTCCTCAAACACATCCTTCGCAAACTTTGGTGCGGAAGGTCGCCTATGAAACGAGTTCATACCCAATCTTTGTTTTTCCCTGTTCCAATCGTATAGTTCACTAGGGTGAGTATCAATAAGACCCATGATATCATTCCAAGAATATTCTTTGGTATCAACCGTTGTCCACCAATGTCTTTTGGCCCTGATGTCTTCGATGTGTTTTTCTAAATCAATCACGTCTAATAAAACTCGCTGACAGTCTCTCATCACTCAGGACATTTACCCCATGAGACACTCCTTTAGGTATGTATAAAACATCTCCGACACCCAGTTCAAACTTTTCACCAGTTTCAAAATACCATTCGGTTCTTCCAACAAAATTAGTAGCACAAAGACTGTATTCATCTACATGATAATCAAACCCGTTACGAGTATATTCATCGATGGATGCGAATGCAGAACATTTATCCATGTTATACCTTGCCATTAACTGTCCGATAATCGGTGGACATTTTTGATTTTGATAATTCATTACTCGCATGACTGCTTGACCAGAGAGATACCAACCCTCAGTCCAAAAGAAATCATCTATAGTGTAACCAGAGAGGTCAAGAGTCTCGACCATAAATGGGTAATCTATTTGTTTCCGATGTTGTATTTCGGACAGAGTTCCCATTGGTCTTTTTCCTTGTATCCGATAATCTTGATTTGACGTAACGGGGCGCAGTCTTGTGCGACCTCATTATTCTGAATCTCAACCAGACCCCAATCGGATAAAAGAGTTGCGATAGTGTTTCGTCTCTGCATATCCGTCTCTTCGAGGTTGGCCTTCTTACCATCAAGCATGAACAACTCTTTGAAGTGAACGATATAGTATCGTCCTTGTTTATGTAGGATATGACATGACTGAAATAATTTTTTGTCTCTTCGTGATGCGACACCGATGCGTGTCAGGGTTTCACGAACTTTGAGGAAGTCATCGGGTTCTGCCAGAGTAATCTCCAGCATGTTCACAGGACTCCATGATACTAAGTTACTTTCTTCCACCTTTACTCACCTTTTCTTTTAATTTTTGTAGTTGAGTAGGTGAGAGGATGGCGAGAGCTTGTTGTGCTTTCTCATTACTATATCCATAATACTCTTTCACCACATCAACGTCATTATGTGTTTCGGGTTTTGCCCATTTAGAGAAACGTTTCCGTTTCCTAACCATATTTATAAGAAATTGATATTGTAGACGGTTGTCTAGGTGGTGATACCGATTCATCTCATTTGCGAGAACAACGGTGTCGGAGAAGTAGGAAAGACTGCGATTGACCATAAAACCATTGTAGGTCTTCTCGTCTTCCATCACATCTTTCTTAGAGTAGTTTATAGAGGTTACATAATCAAAGGGGTTCATTCAAATCTCCAGTTGTTCAAGTAGTATATCACATTGTTTAAGGAAAGTCAATCCTTTGTTGTCTCGATATCCGTGTCCGTATACAACTCTGGATATACCGGCTTGATAGATGAGTTTTGCACAGTGGATGCAAGGGGCGCATGTGGTGTAGAGCGTTGAACCCTCCGCCGACTCTGATGACCTCGCAACTTTTGCAATCGCATTTGTCTCCGCATGAAGAACCTCTTCTTTAGTTATAGGCATATTACCATACTCATCGGTGGTCTCACATTCGTTTGTCCAACCCGAAGGCATACCATTATACCCAATGGAAATTATTCGATTATCTTTAACTAATACTGCTCCGACTTGGAGTCTTTTTGCGGAAGATAGTTTGCCGTATACTTCCGCGACCTTCATGTGTGATTTATCCCACTTATCCAAACTCAAACTCCATTTGTTTTGGTTTCCACTCATTACCAACTAAACTGATTGTCATCGGAGGTTCTTTGTAAAGTTCTTGGTGGGCCTCGACCAATACCACAAACTCTCCTGTTTCCTTGTCTACACGATTACCAAATACGTCATACTCCCAAGACCGTTCTTCTGGAATGTGGTCTAACTTTCCTATTGTAACATATTTCATGTTTACCCCCAATGTCTTAATACGCCTGCGATGATGAAGAAGCAAGTCAACCAATTGACCAACTGAAGCACTACCTTTATATATAATCCTCGCCTTGCTTGGCGCATCGTCAGGACAGGAACTTTTGGTTCATCTTCATCTGTCCTACCAATGTGATAGTCAAGTGACCGAGCGAGTATCTTTTCCCAAGTTCTGTATTCCATTATCTAACCCACTTTTGCCAGACCATCTTCAATGATGTTTTCAATGTTCTATCACCATAAGTGCAAGTAATCTTTTTCATCGGAGAACGTGTCATCCAAGACAATAGAAAGACGGGAAGAGTGAAACCACCATCCCAATGATACGCAACATACGGAATTCTGTGACTCATGTAACCGCTTACCAGACCCGCTGAGATGCATCCTATCTTGACGCCTTTGAACTTAGACCTACGATAATACGAGTTGAGATACCACCCTTGTTCACGCCATCTTGTTCTGACAATATGACAAGGATGCACTTCATTATACTTACCTTTTGGTGTATGCTCAGAGGTAAAGAAATAGTATCTCTCAATCATTATTATTCTGAATCCATCCACAACCCAAACAACACTACAGAGAAGAAACCAATTACTACTAACCACCCCATAACGAGATAATTCCTACACCAAAAAAGATTACCCAGAATGTTATTGCTTCTCTATTCATCTTCAAGCACTCCCCACTCTTCACCATCGAAATGAGTTTCCTCATCGTAGATGTTATAGTCCATATCGAAAATCATCTCACGGATAAGGTCGTAGATAGCATCGTCAACAGAATCATTATCTTCAATAAACTGAAGAAGTTGTTCTTCAGTAACTCCGAACTCATCTAGACGTTCTTGGTCAACCACATATTCTTTTACAACATATTCAATATTAGTTTCTGTGTGTTTCACTCTAATCATTATACATACTCCACATTTGCCATACATTCGGTAAGGCAGGCTACTAAGTTTAATTCATGGTCTGCAACAAACGCATTCTTGTATTGATAATCAGCAATAATAAGAATGAGTTGAGGCACACTCTCTGGTTTCACATGACCTTCCACACTGTCATATACACCACGGAAGATTGATGCGGGTTCGAGGTCGATATTGTTTACAACCCACTGACGCATCTTCTTGAAGTCTTTGTCCTTCAAATGTTTATATAGGTCACTGTATTTACTGTTGTCCTCAACGATGATATCAGTAGTGATACTACCACCGATACTGCCTCGTTGTAGTTCGTTCAGACCTCGACGAAAGTCGGGGAAGTGTTTCATCACCAGATTGGCAACGGTCTTACCATTGAACTCAATACCCTCTTTGACAAGGATATCACGACACCTTTGAAAGAACTGTTGTCCCAGTGTCGCACGGTCTTGATTGGTCTTGACGTTGAACTCATACACACCACACCGTGAGTGTAGGGGTTCAATGACACGGTTCTTGAAGTTACATGTCAGAATGAACCGACAGTTCTGTGAGAACTCTTCGATGAACCCACGCAGGGCTGGTTGTGTAGATTGAGGATTGAGGTAGTCTGCCTCGTCAAGGATAACAACTTTGTATCCACCTGACAGAGAGACAGACGATGCGAACTGTTTAATCTTACCACGCAGGGTGTCGATGTTACCTTCTTCCGAACCATTGATAACAATGTAGTCCAGACCTAGTTCGTTACAGATTGCACGAGCAACCGTGGTCTTACCCAGACCCGCAGTCCCCGTGAATAACATGTTGGGTATCTCACCAGAGTCAACAATCTTCTGAAAGGTTTCTTTCAGTTCACTTGGTAGGATAGTTTCTTGGACGGTTTTAGGGCGATACTTCTCGACCCAGAGGAATTCATTACTCATACTTTCTCCATAATAAAAAACAATAGTAACACACTATAATGTGTTTGTCAAGAAAAAAGTGGAGTGAGCGGAAAGGAGACGCTCACCCCACCCCATAAGTCGGCGGAAAGGAGACGCCCAGACTTATTCTTCGTCTTCGTCCACTTCTTGTGCGGATTGATACTCCTCACAGATTTGGACGATTTGCACCGCTTGGTCACGCAACTGGCCAATGGTCGAAAGTTCTTCACCTTTGAAACCGCCGCGTTGGACAACGGTATCAACTACGGCGACAGTAGAACGAGCGACACGATTACCAAGTTCGTAAATTGCGGTATGGTCTTCTTTCGGTGTTTTATCTTTTGCCATCATTATGCTCCATATGTTGATGATTTTTCAAGTGCAATAAAGTATTCAGTCGGTGACTGTTTACTCGTAAATTTAGAGATTAGTTTAGATGAAACCTCAACATCATAATCTTCGTTGATAACTTTTACATTACCAACATTCAGAACGAAGTTGAATTCAACTCCTTCTGGATATGTTCCTTCTACTTCAATAGAGAAGGTATTGGAAGTTCGGTCTTCGGTGTCAGTGACAGTCAGACAGACCGCACCAGTCGCAGGGGTGATTGAGATATTCTCATGACCCAGTGCAGCAGCGGCACGTTTTACTTTACCCAATGTGTCAGTATCTAGGGTGAATTTAACTTCCGCTTCTGGCATGTCGATGTTACGGCCTGGCGATGTCAACATCTCAGGGTCAGAGAAGAAATACTTCACCGATGAACGACCCGTAGAGTCACCGACCACAACGTAGTCAGACTCAAACTTTAGACGGGGTTCGTCAACCAGAGACAGGACATTCAGAAACTCATTCAAGTCGTAGATGCCAAATGTCTGTGGGAAGGATTCGGTTGTCTCGGCAGAGGACAACACGTTACGCGCAACCGAAATAGTCTTCAGTGTGTTACCTTCAGTAATCACAATGTTCGGATTAATGGTTGCATAGTTTTTCAAAATGTTTAATGTAGTATCAGTTAGTTCCATAATATTAACCTTTCAGATTTCAGTATGTTTATACTATAACATAGTTGACGGATAATGTCAAGCAGCTTTTAACTTCGAGAAGTTCTTTTCTTTGACAAATTCTATTTTTCGTTGGAATGCTGCATCTTCCAACTCAGACTTGTGAGAGATGACAAAGACATTGGTGTCTTCGGCGACTGTCGCAATAATCTTCATCAGGTTCTCAATACCTTCCTCGTCCAGTGACGAGTCAAAGGTTTCGTCCAACACTAGTAGGTTGGTTGCCACAGAGTTCTTCATCTTGGCAATCTGTCTCCATGTGAACAACAACGACAAGTCAATCCGTTGTTTCTCACCCTCAGAGAATGAGTCGTAGGAGAATGCGTCACGGTGTCGTGACCGAATGGTTTCCTCGAATGCCTCGTCCAAATTGAAGTGGACAAAGAAGTCAAGGATTTGTAGATACTCGTTAGTCAGTTTGTTGATGACAGGAATATACTGTTTGATAATCTTGGTCTTGATACCAGTATCCTTCAACATCTCCGCACTGACCCGATAGTAGGAACTCTGTTCTGCGAGTTTATACTTATCGTCTTGTAGACCCTCTTTCTCTACACGGAGAACTTCCAGTTCACTATTCGCTTCGCTGAGGTCACCTGTCTCGTTATCGATACGGGAGAGGTCAGACTGAAGCCCATCGATGGTTCTGTTAATTGACCCAATCTCTTGAGTATTTGCATTGACCTTTGACTGCCATTCCCGTATAGAATCCAGTTGACCTTGGAGTTCTTCTTGTTTCTCCAGTAGAGATTTCTTCTGCATCTCACCCATGTCGAGTGCATTCTTGATAGTCCCCGCTTTGGTTTTACATTTATCGAGATGATAGTTCTTCGTTGTCTCATCAATGTCTTGTTCACATGTCGGACATGTATCGTTCTCTTGGAAAAACTTCGCCTGCTTGACAACTTCTTTTTGTTGTGTTTTGAACTGCGCCATGTATTGGTCAATGGAAGCAATATCCGAAGATACCTTAGTTGTTCCCTCATTGACACTTGGGGACTTCTCAGTGATTTCATTTGTCAGTTCCTCATTCGATTCGTTCAGGACACGAATGTCTTCCTGCAAAGATTTGATTGTGTCGAGTTTCTCTTTTTTCTGCTGTGCAGTTATTTCACTCAGGTCTCGAAGATACTTTTTCTGTGCGTTAATCTTCGTCTCTACCATACTCAGTTCATGAGCATTATCACTAATCTTGTCTTTGAGGATAGACATTCGTTCCTTTAACAACCCGTTCATCTTACTGAACACGTTGATATCAAGTAGGTCTTCAATCACATCACGCCGAGCTTGAGAGGTAAGTTGCATGAAAGGCACAAAGGATGAAGACCCCAGAACCACAATTTGATGGAAGGACTTGTGGTTCAACTTGATAATATTATTCTCCAGCATCGTTTGATATTCCCGTGCATGAGAATTCTGGTTCACCATATTACCATTGACCCATATCTCAAACTTTGCTGGTTTGATGCCACGGACAACTTTGTAATTTTGTGAACCAATCCGAAACTCAACCTCGACCAACGTGCCTTTTGCATTGATGGAGTTGACGAGTTGTGGTTTCGAAATCTTACGGTGCGGCTTACCAAATAAACCAAAGGAGAGAGCGTCTAACATGGTAGACTTACCCGCACCGTTCTGACCCACCACCAGTGTGGTAGGAGAAGTATCGAATTCAATCTCTGTAAAATTATTTCCCGTCGATAGGAAGTTCTTGAATCTCAGTTTCTCGAAATGTATCATCTTCTGTAAGACCGCACCAGTCGCACGGTGTCCCTTTCTCAAATCCCATTATGTCTTTCTGCACTTTACAATAGTGTTCCCAGAAAGCAAATCCATCACTAAATCCTAGACCCATTACACAATCTCCATTGTCTGTGCTTCCATCATAAGGTCAGATATCTCTTTCTTAATCCTACCTTTATCTAGGTCTGTATTAACAGCATCAATATAATTATACACGATTGTTTCGGTATCGTCAAGAGAAATCTCTTCGTCCCCGACATTTTCTCCAATGAACTCTTTGAAGTCCTCTTGGATTTTCAACTCATGTATCTTCTGAGCCTGCACACGGTCAATGAACCGTTCAAACTCATAGGGGTCACCCTTGTTGGTGACAATGACCTTGACGAACTTGTTGTCCAAATACTTGAGGTCTTTGAACTTGTTCATGTTCTCGTGGTCGTAGTAAATCTTCTCATAGATTGTGATTGGGTTACGCACCGCCGTCACTTCTCTTGTTTCCGTATCAAGGATATGGAAATACTTGTCATCGTTGCAGTCGTTCCAGAAGAACTCCATCTGACTTCCCAGATAGTGAATGTTACCCTGTGATGACTTGGCGTGGAAGTGACCCGACAGGACTGACTCGAAACGGTCAAACAGTTTCGGTGACATACCATCTTGACATGGCATACCCTTCTGCATTTCAAACCCTTGTAGTTCTAAGTGTGCGCCAATGAAGTCTACCTTACAAGTCTTAATGAACTCTACGGACTCCTCTTCATTGTCAGGACAAATCCACGGAACAAGCCCCATCTTCAAACCATCATAGTCCATGACCTTTGGTTTGAGAATAAGATTGACCTCATTCATGTAGTGACCCTGCAACTCTTTGAGAGCGTTCAGTTCAGTCGTGTTCTTATAATACATGTCATGGTTACCAATGATGATGTCCATCGTGATACCATGATTACGCAGAGGTTCTAAAAAGATTTTGCGATTGTGTTGCAGTGCCTTGAAGTTGATTGTCTTACGATTGTCGTAGTAATCACCCAAGTGCAGAATGTGTTTGATATTATTCTCTAACAGATAGGGGAAGAACACGTCCCGATAGAACTGTTCTTGGTAATCCATAAAGATGTCAGAGGAGTTGCGAATACCGCAGTGCGTATCATTAAGAATCGCTATCTGCATTGCGAACTCTCCTCAGTGCTTCGGCCATGCTTAGTTTTACGGCACTACTATTCTGTAGTTTGATTGCCTTCTTACGTTCTTTACGAACTGTAACTCTCTTCTCTTTATCCATCAGTAACTTAACCTCTCTGACTCAATGATTGTTCTACTCTCTTCTATCCACTCTTGGTAAGACTCATTGTCTTTATAGAACTCACGTTTCTCAGGTGTGCCAAAATACTCGACAACCCATCGCGCTTGTTCTAGAGTCTTCCCGTGATAAGATAAGTTTTTCATTTTTCCATTATACCAAATACGACATACAATGTCAAGTAAAAAGATTGGCTCCACCTGCTGGGCTCGAACCAGCGACCTAATGATTAACAGTCATCCGCTCTACCAACTGAGCTAAGGTGGAATAATCTGGCGGAGGGTGAGAGATTCGAACTCTCGAAGGGCGTGAACCCTTGCTGGTTTTCAAGACCAGTGCTTTCAACCACTCAGCCAACCCTCCTAATCTGTAATGAAACCACTCAGGTCAGAGTCAACTTTGACTGTGCGTTTCTTACGTTCTTTCTTGACAACCTCTTTCCACTCAGAGTCTTTCTCCTTGACCTCATCAATCCGAATACGGAGTTGGTCAACGAATGCCTGTGCAACTGCGG